GTAAGCGCATCCAAACCCTTATATTCGCTTGTCAAAACAACGTCCATGCCGGTTCCGACAGAAGCAATATTTGATCCCCATTCCTGATTAATCAGGGATGCGACTTGAGAATTCGTCATTGCCGCAGGATTGAAGCCGTAAGCCGTAACGGTCGAATAATCAAAGGTAATATCCCGAGAATCAGCCGCAGGTGAAGTAATCGTAAACTGATTCTGTACCTTTACATCGTACCATTTCAGGCCCAACAGACGGAAAATCCAATGAACCGCAGCCGCATTGCCTTGCGGAATATCGCCTTGAGGGAGCGGAATCTTGATATAAGAATGTCCGACAATCTTGCCGGGAGCCTGAATCAAAATTTCGCCGGTTGTCTTCAGGAACATATAATCGCCAAGGCCCGCCGGAGAAGCGGCGTTTGCAGCATTCACCATGGCTTGCAGATTGGCTTGAGTAATCGGTGCGGCCCAAGTTTGAACCGGAACCGTAAACGCAACATTGTAACCGTCGATTACAAGCTGAATAACCGGATTGATTCCGATATACGGAGCTGCTTGCAGAATCGCCAAAGTCGCAGCCGACAAAACATTGGTTGCTGCCAGATTATGACCGATCATGGAAGCTGTAAAGCTGTAAACAGTCGGACTATAAGTTGCGCTATTGTCGTTATTGTTAATCGTCGCGACCGCAGCTTCGCCAAGATTGTAAGGTTGAGCAAGTGCGCTTGTAATCTTCGCAGGAGCGCCAAGGTTGTATCCGCCCGCGCCTTGCGCCAAGCTGTCAATCGAAGCCGCAGTCAAGTTGCGGATCAGTTCAATGGTGCGTGCTCCGGTTGCCGAAGTAACACCCGAAGTAAATCCAAACAAAGCCGCAGCATCCGCACCCGTGGTAGGCGGCATAACATCAATTTTGGAAAGTCCGCCGGTCTTAGCTTGAGAAAAGAATTTGATCTTTTTACCAGACGGAGTTCCGTCTACAACAGTCGTGTAACCAAGGCGCGGTTCGGCGGTCCCGTTGGAACTAAGGACGCCGTTAATCCAAGACGACAAAGCATTGATCGTATCCGACAAAGTAGAGCGGATCAGGCTTGTCAATACTGCCGACGTGAAGGTAAGATTAACGAATTTGCTACTATCCGCATCAAACCGCAGGCGCAAAGTCTTGGTTGCGGGATTGGCCAAAGCCATAATATCAGACGGAACCAAAAACGCCGTCGCGTCGGTTTGCGTCAATTCAGCTCTAGTATCGGTATTGGCCGAATAGATAGGATCATCGCCGCGCAAAGAACCGACACGGCAGAACCAAGCTTGATTTGCGCGCTTCAGGTAATTCACAAGAGCGTGACCGCCGAATTCTTCAAGCAACGGCTTACCAATGCCTTCAACAGCATCGTCCGGACTCGAAAAGAATAAGGCTTTGTTCGGCTTGCCCTTGCGAGCCGCGCCGACTATACCTGCAATAGTCTGAGAAATGGCAGGCGCAACCGAAGAAAGATCGACTTCGCTCGTAATTACGCCGGGAGAAATTAAAGAAGCCATAATTAAACCTCTTCCTTATCGAAAAGCTTGCTTTATTGAGCCGTTTTCTTCAACATACTTTTAGCAACTAAATTCTGCATTTGAGGCGTTAAATCCGAAACCGTCACTTTACTACGCGGCCGAATGCGAATCGTTTCACCGCTTTTCGTGTGAAGTTCAAGCGCCTGATTTGAAATGTTTTTCAGAGTTACCATTTTTAAAATCCTTTTTACGGAATCAACACCATATTTCCGCCTAGAGTTATCTTCGTCCGTTCACGAATTGAAATTTGAACCGAAGGCGTTTCTGTTCCTTGAAAGACATTACTTCGCATCGTTTGTATATTTCCATTATGCATTGTTACACGTCCATAATGAAATTCCCGTTTCGTTCACGACATTTGTCATGTCCACAGGCGTTACTTCGGGCATAACCTGCCCTAGTTGGTTTAATAGATTAATTGCAGCATTTTCATCTCGATCATGAACAACGCCGCACTTTGGACAAATCCATTCACGTTGGCTTAAATCAAGTTTTTCAAGCTTGTGTCCGCAATCCGAACAGAGTTTGCTAGACGGGAAGAATCTATCGACAATTAACAAATCATTATTGTAAATCTTTGATTTATAAGTTAGTTGTCGTTTGAATTCACTCCAACCCATATCAAGAATTGCTTTAGCCAACTTGTGATTCTGCACCAATCCTACAACATTCAAATCCTCAATTGCAATCGCTTGGTTCTCGCGACACAACCAAGTTGAAAACTTGTGCAGGAAGTCTTTACGGATGTTTTTTACTCGTAAATAAAGCTTTGAAAGTTCCTCTTTACATTTGTACCAGTTGCTTGAATGAAGTTTCTTTTTGGAAAGCTGTCTTTGCTTCCGACTTATTTGTTTCTGTAGTTTTTTGAAAGGCTTCGGCCCTTCTATTTTTTCTCCGGTTGAAAGAACTGCAAAATCTTTAACGCCTAAATCAATGCCGACAGAATTATTTGAAATTCTTTCTTTGATTATATTCTCATCTTTTATTTCAACGCTAATCGAAACGTACCAACGGTCTGCTTCTCTGCTTACAGTTGCGTTCATAATTTTGCCGACAAATCGAAATGATTGCCTCATTTTAATCCAACCAATTTTCGGCATACGGATCATATTTTCTTTGAGATCAAAAGTATCGTTTGCTAAATAAAAACTATCATGTTCACCGCGTTTTTTGAATATTGGATGTCCAGACAATCCTTTAAAAAAATTAACAAAAGCTTGTTGCAAATTTCTGAATGGTTGAGAATTACAATCGCGATGAACATCTTTGAGAAATGGATATTTTTCATATTTTATTTTGTTAAATTGTTTTAAAAGATCGCGTCCATTTGGTTTTAATCCTTCAGTATATTGTTTATTCCATTCTTCAAGTGCATAATTATAAATAAGACGCGAAACTCCACAAGCTTTGCGAAAATATTGTTCCTGTTCAGGTGTTGGAACCAAACGAATTTTATGAGCAAGATTCAAATTTATCCCTATTTTATGGAATCAAAATCATGTTTCCACCTAGAGTTATCTTCGATCTTTCACGAATCGAAATTTGAACCGCAGGCGATTCAGTTCCTTGAAAAACATTGCTTTTTATCGTTTCGTCGCGTTCCGGCGGAATAATCACGCCCGGAGCGGCTTCTGTTCTTGTCCTTGAACGAAAATAATCTTTCGCGTCTCCGGTTGCCCAAATCGCTTCATGCAAATTTTGAAGATTGGAATCTGTAAAAACGGAATCTTCTTCTATTAATTTATCCCAATCTTCTTGCGAAATATCCGTTATATCAACATCTGTTAATGTAGAACTGATATTTTCAATCCTCGAAACTTGTTCCCAAGGAAGCGGAAGCCAACCCTCAACCCGAATCGAATAAGTCCTGCGTAATCTACGGTCTGCGGCAACTCCCGGCTCCAATTCGCTCGAATCACTAATTGATTCTATATGTATTGGACTGTCGGCACCGTTCGCTTGAACGTAACTTAAAGGCCGAAAACGAGATAAAATATCATAATCTGCATATTCGGCCTCGAATTCTTCTTTATGCCATAAGGAAATTGAATAATTCAAATCGTAAGGAAGAGACTTAAAATACAGCCGCCATTCTGTAGGATTGCCGTCTGCGTCCTGCCCAACGGCTTCCTTCTCCCAAGTCAATCCCGGCAATGACGGGACGAACCAGCGATCTTTGTTGAAGGAAACCGAAGACAGGAAAAAAGAGAACATCGGCAAATCAGGATTACCCTGATTCAGCGGAGCTATATCACGCGCAAAAGCCAATTCCGGAGTCGAATAGATTACAGGATACTTCCCGTAAATTCTACCGCCACGCCATTTGCTGATATCGGATAACCAAGTTTTAATAGCCGAATGATATTCGGCCCAAACTTTGAAACCGACTCCTAGCGTGCGGTGAGAAAAATAATCGTATTGGCTATCCGACATTTAAATTTATTCTTTGCGCATTCCACGCGAAAGGCTGTTGGCTTTGCCCATAAGCGGATCAACTTCGGCAAAGAATTTCTTGGCCAATTCTTTTGTCGCATCGTCGAAATTCTGTTTGTCAGCACTGCGAATAACCATAAAAGTTCTCGAAACGATATTCCAAAGATTCCAAATCGTTTCACCGGGAGCAGTATAATCGCTTCGTCTGGCCATTTCGTTTTCGAGAGTCTTCAGCGCCTTTTCAACACCGTCGAAAACCGACTTGAACCCGGCCGAATTTTCAGCGGCGTCTTCGCTAACCGAAGATTCATTAATGGAATTCATGATTCCAGCAAGGCGGGACATTTCATTCATAAGGGTCGGGTCATCATTCTTCATAGAAATTTTCATTTATTTTTAAAAATTACCTGATCTTGGAAGAAATCAAATATTTATCTTCCATTTTCGTTTCCACTGTTCAATTGTTCTTTTCATAAAAGGTTCCGGCCGTACACTCAAAGCAAAAGATCCAAGTTCTTTCATTTTCGCCTTTAATTCAACTTCAAGCGACGGCACGACTTGGTATCCTTTTACAATGAACTTGAAGCCCGAAGCTTCTGTAAGCATAACTGCTAAATCTTCAAGCACCGGCGGAAACCAATTCTCAAGAACACCCGTAAACTCGAATTTGATTTCCGCTCTCATTTATTATCTTCGTTCAACCGATTTCAAAAAATGCTTACAATCCCTTTTTCTTCTTCAAAAACTCCATAGCGGCATATGCATGTTTGCAAACAGCCGCAGTTTCATTAGGATTTGTCTCATTTGGACGCACGCCTTTTTTTGCTCTAAGCATTCCGGAAGAACCTTTTTTATTCAGTGCAAAATCCCAACGAAAGCGAAAATCCTCGCAAGTGCAGTCAATCCAAGTCCGCGCCGTCTTTGAATTCAGCGGTGCAGTCTCGTAAATTCTGATTCGGGTTATATGCGTTCCGTCCGGAGTTTCCATCGGCAAGACAGTCTCATCAATAGATTCATTAGGCAGAATCGACTTTGTTTCAAAGGTATATTGGTCGTAAATTCCGGCTTGATCTTTGCCGCGTGTCGTCTTCAATAATTTTACCCGAACGAACTTCGCCGCGCGCTTCACCTTATCTAATGTATTAGTCCGCAAGCCCATTAGAGTTAAGGTTTCGTCCAAGTTATCGTATTTCCAGAAGTTTTCGATTTTCATTTAACTTCGTCATTTTTTCGAGGATGAAAATCTTTGACGGCTTGAGCGGCGTGATTTGGCCAGAAGTCCGGAGAGGTAGAAAGTTCGATTTCTTTTCCGTTGACGGTAACGACGTAGCCTTCAATCGGAATCGATTTCAAGGTAATATGATAATGCTGATAGCGGAAGAGAGTTTGCTCTCCGCGCCAAGCACGAACGATTTCCAAGAATCGTCCATCATGCAACTGAATTAAATCACCTTCAGACGGCAGGTTTATGAAGTTCTGAATCAACCATGAATAATTGAAATGAGCCGAAAGCTCTACAATGCTTTCAATGCCGAAAGTCGTTAAACTGCTTTCGATATCCACGTCTTCATAGTTGCAATGCACCAAAACCGGCGAATCGAAGAATCGAAGCTCAGTTTCACCGGTTGTTGTATCAAGAATGGTTTTTCGTTTATCGATTGGATACCAGAGGCTCGGCGGGCTTGTAATCTCAATCAATTCCTGTTCGATTGTATCAACGAATTGACGATCAGGATTGTTGGGATCGTAAACAGAAAGAAGCCCACTTGGGGCTTCTGAATTGTTTCCGGGATCGAATGCAGGTTGATAATAATCAACTGTATTCGGGAAGTAGAAACCTTCCATATCGGAAAACTTAGTTACCGGAAACTTATCGTTTAAAGGATATTTTTCGTTTGGCTTAGTCATTAGGTTGAAACGATTTCTGTTTCTTCATCAACAACAATAAATCCGCTCAAATCACCAACGTCTGTCCAACGAGCTTGTAACGCAGCCGTAATCATATCAATCGTATGAATGCGCCAAGCAATAACGTTCTTTTGAGCAACGTCAAAATCGTCACCAACATCTATTGTCCGAACCAAATACGATTGCGGAAAATCATCCGGGAAATTTTTGATGTTGCTCAAAAGATTCAAAGTAACACTTCCGTAAACGGGTACGCTTACGGTAAATGTTCCTCCCAATTCAACCTCAACAGGCCCGCCGCGTTCAAGCATATATCTATGTTCTTGATCACTGAATTCATATGAAACAGTGGTTCTGAATCCGCCTAAAACGGCCTCTTGAATATATCCGATATAAGACTTGGACATTAGTTTGCCCTTTTATTCTTGCTTGAGGTCTTGGAAAATTGAATTTGCAAGTTTCTTGCATTCATCAATCGGAATTCCGCGAAACCGTTTTTTCAGAGACTCCAAAAGTTTCTGCGGAGTTGCAATAGCCGAATTCGCTTCTTGTTGCACAACCTTGCTGTAATCGAAAGCATATTCCTCTTGGACTTGCTGTTGCGGAGCCTGTTGCTGTTGTTGCCGTTGCTGCGTAGGACGCCGTTCTGCACCGCCGCCTTGACCCTGCTTTGAAACCAAGTCGTTAACAGTACGGGTATCAGGCGCACCCCGATAACGACGTTCCATTTGCGAATCAAGCGAATCCGCATTTCCCATTCGAGACATTGCCTGCAAAAGTTCTTCGTCCATTTCGCGGGCGATAGAAGGATTGCCGGAAAGTTCTTCAAGAGAAATGCCGGGAAACTTGTTGGAATCAGAGAAGCCGCCACCGTTATTCATGGTTAATTTTTGTCCTTTTATTTGAGAATTTTAGCCCGTATAGAAACCAAGGGGCTCTTCATATTCGGTCCGAAGCACGTCAACCAGCCGTTCCATATCGGAACGAGCCTCATCAATCAACTTGTCGCCGTCCATGGTAATATCGCCACGCGGCCCCGGAAGAGAAGAATATTTCGATCTTGCTCTGCCTAATCGCGTCTTGATTACCGCAAGCGCATAATCACGTATCCAGTCTTCTTCTCTAACATCTCCATCTTTTAAGTCAAGATATTTCTGATACTTAACGAAGACAGGAACCGATTCCGTCGGATACGGATAGAGATAAATGTAAGGATGCGAAAATTCCCAAGTACCTTGAATTCCAAATGTTCTGAGCGCCTGACCGTGATACATATCTGCAATCGTATAATCGGTCAAATTGCCGGACTGATAAACTCCCCACCACATATCCCAATAAGGATAAAGATTTGCAAAGAACCGCTGCATCATTCTCGGCTGATAAATTACAGTCCTGATTGCAAGATAATCGTCCGGAACGCGATAACGATTCGTTCCCGGAATTGCAGTAAAAATCGTCCAGTGTTCCGACTGCGGCGAATATTTTGAAAACACCGAAATTGAACGATCAATCGCTTCGTCAAGCCAAGGCTCGGGAACCTCGACCTTGACGACCGGATATCCAAGGTCAAACATGATGCCGCGTTTTAAACGGTCTCGTAATCCTGCTCCGGGCTTGTGCATATTAATTAAGCTCCGCGAAACATTTTGACAATTTTTCCGTCTGCAAGATAGCCTGCATCTTTCAGCACTTTGAAAAATGCTTGAATCGAATAAACCTGAATCTGAGCGTATTTATTCAAAACGTCCGGTTCGCCCTCTTTTTCAAGTTCTTCAAAAACGACGTAAATCGAAGCAATGTCTTTAGTGAAATGCCCTCTTACAACTTGCTTCCCGGAAATGCTAATCGAAGTATTATAGGTATCAATCTTTTTCGCCAGCGCATTAAACGATTGATTGAATTCTTCGTTATTCTTGTTTGAATAATGAACTGAAGCGTTACCTTTTATATCATCATAAAAATCGAATTCGTCAACCGGATCTTCAGCACGGATTTTTTCAAGAGTTTCCAAAGCGGCCTTGTGAGCTGCATCAACTGCCTTCTTCAGAGTCGGCAGAAACTTTGAATCAATATCCGTAGAAACCTCATCAAGCATAAGGTCTGCGTAAGAATTACCGAAAATTTCGTTCAATTTGTTGGCCATTTATTTAATCCGTTGGCTTTTCCAAGCTTCGCTTTTCTCATCAAGCCAATAGCGGTAGCGTTCACCTGTTTCAAACACGGTGAATCTTATTTCTCCCTGATATGGAGCGCCTTTGTCCACTTCAACGTTTGTTATATCCAAATCTCCAGAAGCGACTTTTTTGAGAAAAACACCGACTCTTGAATAGATTGTTTCAAGATCGTGTTTTTGAAATGTTGATTGCGGATTGGTTTTCTTGTAAGCCATTTCAAGTTCCTCTTTCCAAGGTCTATGAAACGGCGGAAGATTTTTCGGCCTATTTGCAGCTTCATCAATCAGAAGATCGGCATAAGCATTTCCGAAAACTTCATTTATGCTGGACATGATTTTTTCCTTAATCTTCTCTAATCCAAATATTTGCGTCTTTGAGATAACCGGCGTTCTGAAATACCTTCAAAGCAGCCTCATGAGCGGCAACTTTGATTGACAAAAATTGAGTATAAGCCGCAGCATTTTTGCCTGTTCTCAAAGACTTCAATCCAAATCCAAGAATCATTTTTTTGGTATAATCGTCGAAGTGCATAGATGCATCTTCGTTTTTTGCAATGTACCAAGTTCCCTCATACAATGAAGCCTGTTTAAAAGACTCAATGAAAACTTGATTTTTTTGTCTCGGAAACTCAATCATTGCGAAGCCGGAAACGTCATTGATTACGGCAATGGTTCTGCCTTTATCCGCAACGCCCCAAGACGGGCCTTCTTTTTCAAGCTTCTCGAATTGAGCAACTGCGGCTTCAATAGCCGCACTATTGGCTTTTTTCAGAAGAGGTTTAATGTCAATGGCCTTCGGAGCTGCCAATTCGCCTAATTGATTGTGTGAATTTTCAAACTTGATCGAATCACTGATTTCAAAATCGTTAATATATCCCGCGCTTTTCATTTCTTTGAAAAACGCCTTATATGCCGCAGCTTGAACCGATTTGTGAACATTCATTTCATAGAAAAACTTTTTGGTTGCAGGAAAGTCGATAGTCAAGAAATAATCGTCGCCAGAGCCTTTTTTCTCTATAACAAGCTTAACACCGTCAAAATCAATTTTGTATTCGTTTTTGGTAAAATAAGCAGTTTGAATCAAGTTAAAAAATTCAGGATTGTCTTTTTTGCTTAAAATTATCCAAATCGAACCAGCGCCCTCTTTGTCTTCAAATTTTCCATTCGGTTTCTGTATTGATTTCATCTGCTTTAGAGCAGCATCTTTGGCCAAATTGACCGCTTGTTGTAAGTCTTCTTTGAATTTTGTTACAGCGGGCTTATTTTCTTCATTCAATGAATCGTCTTCAAACAAATCATCAAAAGATTCGTTCGGATATTTTCCTTTGAATTCTTTCAAGTCTACAAATTTAACCCAAAGATTGATTCCGTTGGGCTTGGATTTGGTTTTTATAGAATGAAGATTTTGCGGCTTGTTTTTCTGGTAAGAATATTCAACATGGACTTCGGCTTTTCCACCGGGATCAGTAGAAATTTTTGCCTTGTTTTCTTCATTGCGAATAGAGATAATTTTCCCGACATAAATTCCTTCTTTGAAGTTGTAGTCGAATTCTACAATATCTCCGATTTTGAAATTTATGCCGGGCTTTGATTTAGCTTCAGACAAGTCTTCAATCAGAAGATCGACATAAGCGTTTCCATAGACTTCATCTAAGCTATTGGACATAACACAACCCTTTTCTGTAAGAGATTACTTCCTTACAGGTTTATCTTCGGATTCGGAGATAACCGGAGTCAATGGCGACGGCATATCGTCAACCAAAAGTTCAATTTTCCGTTCATTTGTTGGAAGAGGTTTATTTTCCTCCGTAGGACTTTTTGGTGTATTTTCTCTTGTTGAAGCTTGATCGTTGTTCATCATTTTCCTCTTTGGTTTTTTCCGGCTCAACAACCGGAGTTTTGGGCTGTTCAATTACCATAGGCGGTATTGCAAGCTTAATTTCAGCTTCATCGGCTTTGGCAATTGAGGCATTAAGCGGGTCAACATAATTAGGATCAAATTTAGGAACCGCAGGCATAGCGTGCTTCGGAGTTTCAATCTGCTTAATCATTTCTTCTTCATGCGCTTCCATCGGAGCCGGAACGATTTCTTCTTGCGCTTGAATATCTTGAATGATTTTCGACGGAATAACCGCAGGTGCAGGCACAACCGGAACCGTTGTCGTCGGTACGGTCGGAGCTTGCGGAATTACTGAAGGTTGAACCGTCAAAGGCTTTGCAGCAACTACAGGAGCCGCCGCTACAGGCTTCGCAACAGGAACAGAAACAACCGTAAGCGGTGCAGGCGAATCTTCAACCAAAAGCAATTTCAAAGCGCGCCCTTTTTCCAAAGGCAGTTCGCAAGTTCCGCCCGGCATTACGCGGACAAAACCAGTAGAAGTATTGAGATTGATTGATCCGGGATGCGGATTGATGAATTTAGGCATTTTAAATCCTTTTGTAAAAAATAGTACTTGCTTTTTTCATTCTATCTGTTTGCTTTTATGAAAGCAAGTCTAATCAACAAATTAGCGATAAAAAAAGGCGGACGGTTGCCCGCCCGCCTTTTTGTTGGAAACTAGAAGGATTACACCAAATCGGTATTGCCCGAAATAAGATCGGAACCGGAAATTGTGGTGCTGAGTTGAACTGGGAAGCCCGTAGGAACGGTCATTCCGATTGCATTCAGGTTGGAAACCTTGACGATGCCGTAGAAACGTTCGCCGTTTTCGACCATGAGCTTACCATAGCGGGTAAGAATTCCCTTGGTCGGGTTAAACGTGCGGGGATCAACAATCGTCGGAGTCAATTGCAGCGGGATGTACGGGCAGTAATAGTAGCCCGAATCCATGTTCGTCGGACCCTTGAAGCCCATCAAAGCCAAGTCGGCGGGGAACAGCGGATCAATTATCACGCGGAACTTGGATTGAAGAACACCGCTTTCCTTGATGCCGATGGAGTACAGATTGTCCGCGCCCTTGGTCGCTTCAAACTCCGAAAGAGCCTCAAGCTTGGAGCCGATCTGCGGAGAAGTGACGATCCAGTTTGCAGCGCCGCGCAAAGTCTGGCGGTAAATGTCGTTGCCGAGTTCAAGGAACTGATACAGCAAGGACTTATTGCGATCATCAAAGTTGCCGGAGCCCGGAACGGTCCACCAGGGCTGTCCACCAGCGCCCGGAAGAGTCGCAGCCTGATTCCAGTTTACAAGACCCGTGCCGCCACCGACTGCAAAGCCACCGGTAAGGAACGGATGCGAGTAATTGTAGTTTCTGCGGTGTCCGGAATTAACGATCAGGTTATTCAGAGTTTCGCGGTCGATTTCGGCGGCGATTTCCGAGCTAAGCAGAGAAATCAATTCTTTCTCTGCGTCGATTTGATGCATGGCCCTCATATCCTGAGCGGCTTCAATCGACCAAACGGTACGCAGCTTGCGAGTTTGAACCTGCACGACCTGCGAAGCGATTTCAAGGGAAAGTTCCGGCATTTCCGGACGATTTTCCATATTGATATCGTAAGTGATCGTGTTCATGCCCAAATAAGGCACACCAGCGGCAACGGCCAAAGCAACCTGAGCACTAGACAGAATGAAGGTATAGTTACCAACGCCGAAGTTTACAGTGAAAGTATCGGTAGCGGCGGTAATCATACCAGTCAAAACGTTGTTGATTGCCGCAGTACCATTCAACTGAGCAAGATTGTTAACAGTTAAAGTTGCAGCGCCACCGGCATTAACGAAGCCGGTAACTTCAACGAGGCAAAGCGATTGACCGGCAACCATAGCCGCAGCGTAAGTATTGGCGGTTGCAAGCAGAATATACAGTTTCGTGCTGGAATCGAAGATCGGGACGGTAGCCTGTACGGCAACGTGTACACCGGCCGCGCCGCCTGCAACGCCCGCGCCAATGGTTCCACCACCGGTTGACAGAGGCTCACGGCGAACGGTCTGCAACGAATAGTAAGGATCAACAAACCAAGTATCACCAGCGAAATTGGCATACTCAGTACCCGGAGTCGTAGCACCCTTAGCTCTTGCTGCAACGCCCCAAGGATTCTGCTGATCGATCATACCAGCATACCAATACTTCAGATAGAAAATCTGAGCCGATGGAGAAGTCATAGGCTGAACACCAACAAGAGAGTTGGTAATCAGGTTCGGATACATTCTCCGAATCAGGGGCATGAGGTAATGGCGGAAGGTAGCAATCTGCGGAACCTGCCCCGAAGGACCGGCCAACGTAGACGCCGTAAATTCGTTCAACATACCGTCATTAAGCAACGAAGCGCCGTAACGCCACGTATTTTCAAGCAGAACGGCAGTGTTCATAATGTTGTCTTCGCCGCGAAGACCTTGAAGCATCGGATACCAGCGCTCGATGAGCAGCTTGCCGATTTTACGATAGGTATTGTAGGCCGGAGTTACGCGGCCTTGAGGATTGGTAGACATGAGAATCAAGCTCCTTAATTAAAGATTTGGAATTACGCTTTTTTCGGTGTACCAGCAAGATCCTGCCAACGAGCCCAATCAAAATCTCCACCGGTTTCACCTGTAGGAGCCGGATGCGATTCTACAAGAGATGAATTATTCGGAATTCCGTTATCGGCATATTCATCAAGTTGCCG